TTGTAAAGCATACTTGAAGTCTAGAAGCAGAGACCAGGCGCGCGTTCCGTAAACACAAACCGTAAAAGTTTAAAAGCAGACGCCTAGCCGAGTTTTCACTATACAGGGCCCGCGGGCCCCTTTAAATCTTCACTTTCAGCCACCGCACTGAAAAGCGGAAGAGTTGAGCGAGAGGCAGTTTTCGAACATGGTGCACAAACACAGTATTTTCGCATTGCAGAAACGCGCAGCGAAGCGACTTGCCCTAACTAACGCTTTTGACGATGATATACTCTCTGAAATCGTGAACATCACAACAAGCGAACAGTTAAACGTGCTTATGAAGGCCGATTTTGAATTTGTGCTACCGGGAGCGATCACGTTTGAGCGTGGCGAAGTCCTGCTGGACCCGCGGGGCGAAGGAAGCTTGCAAATCTTACCAATTAGAGGCTGCAACCATGAGCAAGAAGAAACAGGAAGACCCATTTGTCAGTGAAGAAGTCTGCGCTGAAAGACACAAGCGCGTCGACGAGAAGCTTGATTGTTACGAGAAGGACATCAAAGGCATAAACCAGAAGATCAACGCAACCCTAGTAACAGTCATCGTCCTCTTAATCACGCTTCTCATCGACATAACTCGTAACGGGGTACGCCTATAATGGAAGAAGAGGATGAATGGGCCGACCCTGAGGCTGACCCTGAAGATTATCCGGATGAAGAACTTTGAGCGAAGCAATTCAGATCCCGCCAGTAGAGCTTGTTGACGTAGCAAGCCTCAAAGTAGACGGTCAGAACCCTAACAAAATGAGCGTGAAGCAGCATAAGGCCCTCAGAGAGTCAATTTTGCGTTACGGTTTCATCGTACCCATAATCACAAACAAAGACCTCTTAATCGCTGACGGAGAGCAACGTTGGCAAGAAGCTAAAACTCTTGGCATGAAACAAGTTCAAGTCATCAAGCTTCCCGTTGAAGATGTTGATCGACGACTGCTCAGACAAGTGTTGAACAAGCTGAAGGGCGAACACGAGCTCAAAACTGACGCTGAAGAGTTTAAGCGGATCATCGATGCCGGACGCGAAGACGACCTGAAGAGGCTGCTGATGCTCTCAGACCAGAGCCTTGAACGCTCACTCAAACGCCTTCACGATCAGGAAGGAGGGATGACTTTCAGGTCAACCTGGGAAGTTGTCGTAGAGTGCGAGACTGAGAAGCAGCAAGAGGAAACTTACAAGAAACTCGTGGAGCAGGGCCTGAAGTGCCGTGTTTTGAGCTTGTGAAAAGCTGGGAGAATCCCGAATCCTTCCGGGCACAAAGTGTCATAGGCTCATTCGCGCTCTTAGACTGCAAACTTGAGAAGCACTTCAAAGGATCCTTACCTATTGACGAGGAGCCTTGGCAGATCGGCGTAATCGTAGGCCGCAGCGGCACAGGCAAGACTAGCATAGCTAAAGAGCTTTTCGGAGCTGCCTACATCAGCAAATTTGAATACACGCACAAGAGCATCCTAGACGACTTTCCCGAAAGCCTTTCAGTTGGAGACATAACAAGGGCTCTTTGCAGCGTAGGTTTTGCAAGCCCTCCTGATTGGCTTAAGAGTTACGAGCAGCTGAGCCAAGGCGAAAAAATGCGTGTTGATATCGCACGGGCACTAATGCTCGAGCAGGACCTGATCGTATTTGACGAGTTCACAAGCGTCATCGACAGAGAAATCGCCCAAGTCTCGGCCTTCGCCATCTCCAAAGCCATAAGAAAATCCCAGAAGAGATTCATCGCCGTGACATGCCACTATGACGTGGTTGACTGGCTGGAGCCTGACTGGGTCTTTACTACGGATACGATGGAATTCAGTAAAAAAAAAGAGCCAGACCACAAGTTAGCCTCGACATTCGCAGATGCAGCGCAAGTCTCTGGCGACAGTTTAGGCAATATCACTATCTAAACTCTGAACTCAGCCCCTTCACGAAGAACTATGTTGCACTCTACAAAGGCAAGCCCATAGCGTTCATAGCCGTCATGAAAGTCAAGATGAGCGCGCTTTATTATCGAGTCAGTAGGCTTGTGGTTCTCCCCGATTATCAGGGCATAGGCGTCGGCAAACGCTTTCTCAACTTCATGGCTGAATACTACACGTCCCGAACGAAGCTTCCCTTCACAATTATAACCAGCAACCCGCAACTAATACGGGGCAACCTAGAAGGCTGGAAGATCACACACAGAGGTCGAGGCCAAAGAGTTGTCTCTCGAAACCTAGCTCATCCGTATACTGCTTCAAGCGAGAAGAGGATAACAGTTTCCATGCGATATTCTGATGCGTATTCTGCAGAAAAGCAGAAAATTCAGGGGTCTTCAAGTGGATAAGGCTCTTCTTGACAGACGTACTGAAATGCTGCAGCAGGACGCCAAGGGCATACCACTAAAGCTTATAGTTCAGGATTTAAGCCCGAAGTATAACCGTTCAGAGAAGCAGATGTACAGTGATTGGGAGCGCCGGAAGAAGTGGATTCCGCAGATAGTGCAGCTTAATGATCCAACGCTCGTGCATAAGTTTCTCGAGGGCGCCCGGTCTGTCTTGCCCAAAGCTTGGCTTCTTCTGCAGGACACGGAGAATGACTTCGTGAAGCTCGGAGCGCTAAAACTCATCAAGGATACTAACATTCAAGTGCTAGAGATCCTCCAGAGCATTGGCGCAGTTGAAAAGAAGCCTATCCAAGTTGATCAGCGAATACTTCTGATTAAAGGGCAATGGTGGCGACCAGCAACTGCAGAGCCTCAGTCTACCCCGATACAAACCTCATGATGCTCAACTCCTCTTCCATGAAGATGCCTACAAGGTCTTCTACCGGCTTGTAAGCTGCGGGACAGGCGCGGGGAAAACTCTGTGCGGGCTCGCTGAGGTCATCAGTTGGTGCCTCGACAATTACGGGATCACGGGATACGTGTTTGAGCCGAGTTATCCGATGGTTCGCCGGATACTTCTCCCGACGCTAGAGAGTGATTGGCTCCTCGGCAGACCCCTTGAAGCTAACCCGCTTGTCAAACGCTTTAACCGTGGCGACTTGAAGCTTGAATTCATAACGGGCAGCACAGTTTGGTTCGGCAGCCTAGAAGACCCAGAACGCGCAGAAGGCCCTAACCTAGACTTTGCATGTGTTGACGAAGCAAGACTCGTCAGAAACTTCGACTTAGCCTGGCAAGTCATTACCCGACGTCTCAGAGGCTCCAACACTTCAGTGCCCTACCCTAGAGGCGCATGGATCACGACAACGCCAGACGTGCCTGGAAGCCCTCTGTACAATTTCTTCGAGAACCCAGCGACTAAAGATCCAGAAGCAAAAGTGTACCGCTGGAGCATATACGATAATCCCCGGCTGCCCCCAGAATTCCTTCGTGAGATAGAGCGTACTCATCACGGCGGCCTCGCTGAAAGGTTCATCTACGGCCGCTTCGCAACTGTTGGCACTGGAAGTATGCCCTTTGATGCTACAGTGAACATGGGAGAAGCAGACGTCAAGAACCTAAGAGAGATCCGAATCGGAGTCGACTTCGGCTGGACAAACCCGACTGCAGTCATCGTACTTGGCTACGACGGAGACGGTCGAGCTTGGATCCTTGATGAGCTGTATAAAACGCAGCTTAAGACTGAAGACCTCATCAGCGGCCTCCAGGAACTCGTCAGAACTTACGGCCAAGGCGAGATCCTCTGTGATCCCAGCAGCCCCGAAACGATTGATGCTCTTCGGCGAGCAGGCATGCGCGCAAGCGGCTACCATGCGAAACGTGAAGACGGAATCCGCGAGATGGGCGGAAGATTTCCCCGGGCTAAAGATGGCAAACCCAGAATATTCATTAGCAGCAAATGCGTGAACCTCGTCGCTGAGCTTCTCGAGTGGAAGGAAGACGTGAAAGAGTTCGACCACGCCGTCGACGCAACTCGTTATGCTCTAAAATTAGGGCCCTCAGACGAGGTTACCAAGGCGCGATTCTTACCGTTTAAACGATAATTGAGGTGAGCATGAAAGTTGGAAGAAGAAATTTTCGTCACAACAGCAGCTGACAAGCTAGTGAAAGTGTTAGGCATGGCGACCACGCACAAAGTTGACGAACTCCACGTTTACGTTAACGGCGTGGACATCACAAAGTCCATTGTCATCGACGTTTTGAAGATCACAGTCGAAAAGAAGAGTGCGTAGTTAGATACCATGGAACTTTTCCATACATGTACACCTGCTGTACATAAACACCTATTGTGTTGAAAAGAAGGCTGCAACATGAAGGTAAACCTGAAGAGGATTAGCCTATTTTTCCGCAGACTTCTACATCGCTCATTCAAAAAAGCTGAAGCAGCCCATGAGAGAGAGAAGCCGAAAGAGGAATGGATATACCCACCTAGACCTCGACGAACCATAGTTGTGAAGGCTGGAAGGCAAGCTACTAGACAAGATGTGAGCAAGTTCATGAAACATGGCAAGCAAGCTTCTTGGTACCGCAAAAGTGTGAAAGCGAAAATTAAGCCAGAGGATAACTAAATGCCGTGGAACACAGACGAGTACAAACAGGGCCTCCAGGCTATGCGAGCCTACCCCCCTGAGATCAGCAAGCGCCAGATCCAAGAGGAGATCCCGGTTGGTTGGCGCCAGGACGCTGGCCTATGGGGATACGTTACAAAATACATGCTCCGTGGCAGTGGCGCTGGCTTCGTAACCCCACCGTACACGGCCTATTGGGACCGTCTGTGGGGCGCAACGCCCATAGAGGATCTTCCGAAGTATAAGGACCTGTACACTTTTACGCCGTACATCAAGGCAGCCATTGACGTAACCGTGAACTTGGCGATAAGTAACGGGTTTGAGCTTCAAGGCAGCACGGACCAAGTACGCGATTGGCTCACAGACTGGCTTGACGAGCACAATTACCTAGAGACGCTCCGCATCAGCACTGTTGATAAACTCATCTTCGGCAACGCGTACTGCGAAATGTGCCGAGAAGAAGGCTCGGGCCATATCATGTGGCTTAAGCCGTTAGACCCGGTGCACATGCGTGTCAGGCGTGATCCATACGGCCAAGTGCTCGGCTACATTCAACTCCTAACGATGCCGCCAGTCGTGTTTCCTGCGCAGGATATCATGCACTTCCGATGGGGACCTAAGAGCTGGTGGTACGAATTCAGCTACGGCACGAGCCTGCTGAGGCCTCTGCTGAAAGTCCAAGCGCTGATTGACCAGCTTGAAGAAGACATGGGCATCATCAGCCACCTATACACTAAGCCCATGCTGGTTGTGCAAGGAGGAACCCCAGAGAAGCCCTACACCGTACCACAGCTCAACGAGCTGATCGACAGCTTCGCAAACAGGTCAGTTGCAAGCGACGTCTTCGTCCGCGGCGACAGCTCAGTAACTCCGATACCGAGCATGACGCGTGATATCAAGATTCAGTGGTGGCTTGAGTACCTGCATAACATGCGCGAGGCTGTTCTCGGCGTGCCCCGCATATTCATGGGCAAAGTGGAGGGCACAAACAGAGCCACAGCAGAAGTAGTGATGCAAGAATACGTTACGCGCTTACGCATGATCCAGGAGAACCTCGGCGATCAACTTGAAACTGTCCTGTTCAAACAGCTTATACTCGACAATTTTGGCGAGAACGTTGAAGTCCCAACGTGTAAGTGGCGGCCAGTCTGGGAGCCAACATTGACTGAGATCGGGCCGCTGATTGACACGTTATATAAGGATGGTATAATAGGCCAGTCAGAAGCGCGCCTGCGCCTCGGCTTCCCCGAAAAGGTCCCAAACGGTAACGGCGAGAAAGCAGTACAAATCTTGCAGAAAGCGCAGAGGAACTCAAGTCTTTCCCTTATCGGCGATACAGAGCATGATGAGAAGGCAGAGCTTGAGATACAGACGCTCAGAGCCAAAAAAGAATTCTATGAAACTGCAGGCAGGAAACTTGCGGAGTAGCCTTCTATGCGGCTATACAAGGATGAAACGTTGACTGAGCCACTTGAAAAGGCAGAGTTCGGAGAAGTCTGGCTCCTCGAGGCCAAAACCCTCAAGGTCTGGCTTCAGAATGATACCAAAGCTTTCTTGAGGGACATTCAGGTTGACGTCGGCGACGGCGTGAAAGCTGAGGCTCCGCGAAGCCTGCAAAGCATGGCTAAAGCGCCCATCACATTCACGTGGCAGCCAACACTGTTGAAGGGCCTGAAGCTGGCAGTCACTATCCACGCAGTCGAGGTGTACAGTGCCTAGTGCAATAGTGATTGCGGATTGGCCTGCGTGGACACTTGTTCCGCCGGCAGTTATTCCGCCATCCAAGGCACCTGAAGCTGATGAGGGCTTCCCATTTGGTCGGAGGAGACTCATTCAGTTAACTTATGGACTAACTGGTAACGTGAAGCAAAGAGTATCTGAGACTCTCAGCCTACACGGTTCAACACTGGCACACAACACGGTCTTATTGCAACTGAACGGC